CGTCTTGCTGTGCCAGCTCCGGGTAGATGCGGTCCGCACAGATAGCACCTACGTCGGCGTTGTCCTTGAGTAGCTTGTATATCGCTTTGCCTGTTTCCATTACAGCTTGAATTTGTTAAACACCTGGCGATACTTGATTATCATAAGGCGTTCCATAGCTGGACGCAAGCGTGCCAGCGCTGGAGCAATCTTGTTGAAGTTGCGGCTTCCTTTACTGCGGTTTCTGCCACCAATGTGGCCACTCTCTACAATACCTGCGAACCAGCCGTCATTGTTTAGTGCTACGCCACCCGATCGCGGGCCTACAAATACGTTCACCTTACTACCACGACTGTTGCGCACGCCAATAGAACGCCGCAGTGTACCTGGTTGTATGTCAAGGTTTGGCCCACGCTTGCCACCACGAGCGCCAGAGCGCCGGACCTCGAACACCTTGCTGCTGCGCGGTATCTGTGGCTTGATGCGCTTGGACGCCATGCGCCCAATGTCGCGGTTGCTCTTACGCAACTCCTTGGCCATGACCTTCGGAAATTCACCGATGCGCCCGACCTGCTTAATTAAATCGTCCAGACCTTCGACCTTACCTACCATCGGTTCCTCTCTCTTTGCAGAAGATGCGCAACCCATCGCGGCGCCCAATCTCCTCGAATCCTAAGATGTCATAGTCGCGCGACTCAAACACAATCGTGTCGTCTTGGCTGATGCTCAGACCGCTAACGTCGTCAGTTGGGTTTGGATGCCGCACCACGAACGTAAGGCTACGTTGCGGAAAAATTTGGTAAGCCTTCATGCTCTCGCCAGCGCTGCCGGCGTAGATGACTTCCGCCCACATGTTGGTATCGACCGTCGCGCTGACTGTCGGTTGCCCGTAGTCGTCCTGTGTCAGCGTCTCCGTGCGGTGCGTGATGTACCTGTCTCGTCGTCCTGCGTTCTTCATGGCTGGTAAATAATGCGGAACGGATTCAGCAACGCCTCAAGCCCAAACTTTAGGCGTGTGGTAATAGTGCCGATAACCTCCTCTTGGCGGTTCTCGTACATGTGAGCTACCAACAGCCTGATGGCCTGCAGCACTGGCGTAGGCATAGTGGTATATCCAGCGGTAAACGTAACGACCACCGGGTTGAGTGCGTACTCGTAGGTATGCGGATAGTCACGGAACGCAATGCGCGCCGGCTGGCTGATGGTGTCGGTGTACCAGTTGCTGGCGTTGAGTGTCGTGAGGTTGGTATCGTAGTCGCTGTTCTCGGTCGTCTGGTACTTAACCTCCGTGAACGCCGTCACCGGACCTATAGGCACATAGCTATTGTGAAAGCCTGGAAGGTATCCGCGTGCGGTATAGCTGCCGAGCTTAATGTTGCAGTGCTCCTCTACCCAACTGATGGCTGCAGAACGCAGCGCACTGATTAGAGTGTCTTCAGCTGTATGCGTTACGCGCATGTGCGCCTTCAAGTCCGCCACCGTGATGATAGTGTCTTGATCTACTGCCGCCCCGGTGATGTCTACTTGCATATAGTAAAAATAAGAAAGGCCGACGCAGTGCCGGCCTTTCTCGTGATATGTGAATCAGCTATTAAGCTGCGTTATCGTGGAACGTGTACGCTGCAGCTGCGTGGAGTACAGCAGAGTCGGCGTATCGATGGATGCTAATCCGTATCTCGTGGCTCAGGTCCAAAACGTAAGGATTAACATTGATGTCAAGCCCCCCAAAAAGTCCGAGTACGGCAGCTTGGTTGGGGTCCATCATGATCAACGTGCCTTCAGCAACGACACCATTGGCTGGCAACAGGTCGGTGACGTAGTATGGGTAACCCATAGCTGAGAAGTTGCCAGCGCTTGCGCGGTTGATTGTTGGGTCAACGTTGCTAACGATAGCCTCACCAGCAATCAAAGCGTGTGCGGTAGCGTTTGCAATGACCTTGACTTTACTCAAGTCAACACCAGCAGCAACCAAAACAGCTTCACCGGTCAACATAGCTGCCGTGCTTACTGCTGCATCGCTGTCACCGTCACCGGCTCCGATGATGGTGTCAAACACAGCCTTGTCAATCTGACGGTTGAGCTGCGTGACCATGTCCTGCGTGATGAGGTTCTCAACAGCGGGACCGCCTTGCAACATCAACTGCTCGGTCACGGTAACAAATGCACCGTAGCGAGTAGGAGTCAGAGAGCGTGCACCGATGGTGCTCTCTGCGTTGGCTACGTCTGCGCCTTCTGCAGCTGATGCAACAGTAGCAGCAGCCGTAACGATTGGCACGTTGACGTTAGAAGTCAAGCCATTCAACACACGTCCGCCCATAGCTTCAAACTGAGTAGGAGCAGCCAAGGCAGCGATGCCGTCAGCTACTTGTGTACCTACAAAGCCAGGAGCGTTAGCCAAACCAGAACCGGCACCGAAATCACCAGCGTCACCCAAAGCACGCATGGCAGAAGCGGGAATACTAAGCTGACCTTTCAAGGTCACGTTAGATCCGCGCACCTCGTTCAACGCTTGCTGTGTGAACTCAGCAGCAACACCGGTTACGCGCTTGCCTTGCGACAAATCGCGAACAGCACCAGCCAAGTCCAGGCGCTTGTTCATCCGCTGGTACTCGCGTTGCTCACCGCGTGAAGACTCGCCAGCAAGTACAGCGCTCTCGGCAATCTTAGCGTCTTCACGCTTAACCTTGAGTTGGACATCTACTTTACGAATCTCAGAAGCGAGGCGCTCCATCTCTGCTACGTCAGTATCAGACAAGTCACGTTCTTCTAGTTCTGCGCTCTTTTTTACGTCTTCGCGCTGGTCGACGTATTGTGACCGCAATGCTTGCAGGTCTTTGATGGGAAGATCAGTCATTTTCTTTTTTCTCTTCAGCACGCGCATAAACCGACGCGGCCTGATATGCTGGATAAGTTACAGGAGAAACGTCAAGCAGACGCCCCACCTTATCGATAACTCGCACATCATCAGCGTCCCGCGATTCCTCCTTGATGGTGAACGCGAAACTGCTTTGGTCGATGTCGCCGCGCTTAATCATCTCGTACAAGTCTTTGCCTGCTTGCGTGTTGCTCAAGCTGGCGCGGTAGAACAAGCCGGTGTCATCTTGCGACAGCTCCAGCGTTCCGTTGCTTGTGCGTGCCAATGGTACCCCGTCATGGTTGATGAGTAGCCTAACGTCGTCGTCAAGTACGTCAGAGAAGGCGCCTTGTGCAATGCGCTCTTGGAACGGTCCGATGTCGGTGACGCTATCGAACACAGCTGCGTAGCCTTCAACTACCATCTCGTCGTCATTGGCGCGCATCTCAGCCTTTCGGAACTGTACGCCGTTGGCTTCTGCTTTCTGCGACTTGCGTTCAGCTACACCGCTGATAAAGTTGCGCACCTCACTAATGCGCTCTTTGTCGGTGCCTGGTGTGTTGGTGTAGATGGCCACCAGTTGCATGTATGTGGCCTTGTCCGTCCTGCGGCTTACGTTGTGTAACGTCCGCTTGACGTAGTTAGGAAGGTGATTGTCCGTTGTCATCGCTTGCGATTTTGTCTGAGTAGGCGCCAAGGCGGTCAAGTGCAATTTGATTGACTTGCACCGTATGCGTATCGCCTCCTGGTGTTGGGTTGAGTTCCTCGGTAGCACGCACCTCGTTGATGTTCATGACGCCGTTCTGTAGCATCTGAGTGTAGAAGCTAGACCGCGCCTGCATATCACCACGGAACAGGTCGTTCAGTGAGAACTTGAAGTAGTGGTTGCGTGCCTCGCGCATAGTAAGCAGCTTACTGGCCAGCTCCTGCTCGATGCGCTTGGCCCATGGCAGGACCGTATGACGCGCAAACATCAGGTTCTGTTGCTCGACGTTGTTGTATGTCGTCTGTGACTCCAGCTGTACCAGCGCTGGCGGTACACTGAAGATGCGGCAAATCTCTTCAGCTTGGAATTTGCGCGTCTCAATAAACTGCGCCTCCTCCGGTCCGATGCTGATGCGGTTGTACTTAAAACCGAAAGGCAGCAGCTTGGTGCCTGCTGTCGTCTTGCTTGCGTTCCATGAGCGCTGCAGTACCTCCATCTGTTCCGACTTCAACGGCTGCTCGCTGGACAGTACGCCAGTCATCTGGCCACCGTTACCAAAATACTGCGAACCGTAATCTTGTGCGGCTTGTGCCAGTCCGAGGTTCTCGCGGTGCAGCTGGATAGGTGACCGCCTTTGCAGGTTGCAAATCTCCAGCATGTCCTCTTGCGCGATGATCGTGCTATCGTGCAGCTTGAACAATACCCGACCGTCTAAAACGCGGCGCTCGACTTGGTCGGTATCCACGCAAGTCAGTGCCACAGGAATACCGCCGGCACCGCGTTCAATGACTGCATATCCGCAGCCTTTCATAACAGCCTGCGCAATGATGCTCTCCCAAAAGTAAAAGGCGGTTTCGTAGGCGTTGGGCCGGTAGGTGGTGACATCCAGCGCCGGGTGTTCGCCAACGAGGTCACGGCGCCGCCCGTCGGTGACGTACAGGTTGAGAGTAAGTGAGGCCAGTGTACTGGCAATCTTGTAGACACAGGCGTAAACCGTAGAGATACGGATACTTGTGTCGTGGGTCATATTGGCGCCCGCTGTCGTGGGTCCATACAGGCCGACCGCGGCAATAATGTCTTC